GGAGTTGTACTCCGGAAACAAATTGTTATTGAAAGCCATATAATCAATAAACCTACGAGTGTAGTATTCTGCAAGGTTACGTTCCTTCTCAATGAGGAACGATAAGTCGTTTCGGGATACATTCTCACCGTTTTCTACGGTTTTCTTATACACCCCTCCGTTGGAAGCAGTAAACGCTGCAAACGGCAAGTATTCAACCATAGCCCAATGTATAATCATTGCTTGTATATGGTCGTTCACTAAAGTTTGATAGTTACCCGTCAGTGTATCGTCAATAATATCTTGCGATATTTTGTCGTATAGCTTTGAGCCAAGATATTGTTGTACGTGTACCTCTTGGGCAATTTTTATGAACTGAATAAACTTGTCGGTATCTACGTTTCCGGAAAGAAACGTGTTACGTACAAGGTCGCTTCGTTTTATGAATAGTGCAGTAGCCATTAAATTCCTCCTTGTTTGTCTTTATCACTTGGTGGGTTGATGAATCCCTTGTTCTTCATCTTGTTTGGTGCTATACTGACCTTGTTTTCGTTGGCCGGTGGCCTGAAACCTTTTGACCTTGCTTTCGTGGTGCTTATTGTTTCAGCATTTGGATTGTTTACGTCAGGTCGTACACCGTCTTTCCACATATACGTTTTGCGAACCCATTTGTGGTTGCATCTTGCACCACCTTTATACAACCATATTGAGTAGTTGTCGCTACCGTTTGGCCCAAAACCGGCATTAACCGACAATGTTTCCATTCGTACAATATCTTCCTTACGGTATATCTTCTTGGCCGATACCATTTTCTTGCAGAAACTACGGCTATTTGCTCCAGCTTTCAATGGTGAGTATTGGTAACGCACTCTGAATTGCTCTCCGGCTGCGTTAGAGCCGTCCTGTTGGCTTTTCGCATTGGGACGGGCAGCTCCTGTACTTGCAAGGCCAATCATCTTGTCAAGGGCTTCTTCTTGCTCGTAGTCAACATCACGCTCATCAACCAATTCCCAATTCTCCAAGTCCTCATCCTCACCAAACTCAAGAAGTGCATCAGCGTTGGCTTCTAAACTTTCTTCAGGTACGCAATTCGGTACTTTCTTACCGTCTTTCATTTTGTGGCCTACCATTACGTAGCCCTCCCAACACGGGTCGTCTTTTTCTTTTAACTCTTGTTTGCAACCGCAACCTTGAGCCGATAGCTTCTCGCCAGTTTCTTTCTCCGTTTCTTCCTTCGTAACCGAAGCACTTCTATCCGTAAACTCAAGAGGCTGTAATGTCTTGAAGTACAAGTCAAGGTTTATACCGTTGACGGCAAGAATCTGCTCAACCGACTTGATAATCATATTTTGGAATGGACGTATTACCGTGTTGTCAAACAACAAGGTTGCCGTTTCAATTTCTTCAGCATTGTTTCCCAATCCACTATTATCCTTGATACCCAACAACATAGGCGAGGTAACACGGTGGGCTACCATTAGCTTTTGCATTGCTTCTCCGGATAGGAACTCGTATTGGGCCGGTGCATCGGAAAGAGGCACGGCATCAATAGTGGCTGCTAATTCTTTGCTTTCGTTAAAGGCAAGAATAAAGTTACCGGCATTGGAACTGCCGGAGAACTTATCACGTATCTTACGTTCAATCTCCATACGTTCTTCTTCATCAGGTACACCGTTGTTGAAGTTAATCATCATAGAAGGACTCAAGCCGTTCTTGATGTTGTTGATATGGTAGTTTGCTACTTCTTCCTCAAGCTCCGCATACGGAATACCACCTTGGTAGTCTACCGGTGAGTAGTAATAATATCCTGCTTTATAAGGGCGGATTACAAGAATCTCAATAGCATCGTTTGAAGTACCGAACGCTGAATAGCGTTCCGGCTTCTCGTTTGGTTTTAGTTTTGTCCAATCAGCACAATAGTAATATCCTTCAATATCACCCTCATCACCCATTTTCTCCGCACGAAGCGTTTGAATAGGCATATGTTCCACCTGCGCTACTTGACGGCCTTGCTTCGTGTAGATAACTTGAAAGGCTGCTTGACCCATTAGCTTTAAGTCTCCTGCAACCTTTTGCAAACAATCACCGTGAATCAAAGAACGCATTTGAGCGTATTCTGAAGGCTTTTTACTGCTATCCGTAGCATCTATACCTTTTCCGTAGATAAGGTCGCTAACAGCATTTATAATGGCGTTGTTCGTGGGACTACCGTTGTAACGGTCTATCAAGTATTGATAGTAGTTGTTGTCAGCACCATACTCAACCCAATCACGGTTCTTTTGCTCAATGATTTGAGGCTTGGTGTAACTTGCAAGATTTATAGCGTGTAGCTTCATATTACTATGTATTCGTTGGCGTCAGCCTTCTCGTATTCCGTATATACGTTTTCGTTTGTAGTGTACTTGTCAAAGTCAGTTTGGTCGGTGCAATACACTTTTCCACGATACAATTCAACCGTTCCGGTCATCACAATATAGTAAAATCTTCCTTCTTTGAATGTGTACGTTGGTGTAACACTCACAAAATTACCACTTTCCGTTGCCGTTACATTGGCCGTAGTGGATTTGTTTGTTTGCTCATCCGTTATTTTCAAGGAAATTGTACCGGTTTCCACTTTGCGTGGAACAAACTTAATCTCTTTGTTCGTTGTACTTACTATATGCATACATAAATAACGTATTGCTAAAGTTTTTTGCAAAAAAAAGGAGAGCCGAAGCTCTCCCCTTTAATTTGCTTAACAACTTTTTAAGCTGCCCAACTGTCAGTACCTGCAACGACAGTCGCAGTAGCTGAAGTCATACCATCAAATGGGTCGCCAGCAACAGGTGAAGCAATAAAGTTAGCAGGTGTCAATTCGGATGCAGAAAAAGATAAGGTGTAACCACTCAAGTCCCCCATCGCTGCTCCCGATACAACCGTACCGCCTGTTACGTCTGCACCGTTCTCACGGCCCATAAGAAAAGCATTGCCATTATAGTCAACAACAACGATATGTGGACGACCATAGGCTAAAAGTTTTAATTCTTTATTATCCTCTTTGCTCAAACGAGGCAAAGTCAAGTTTAATACCTGCTCGTAGAAAACTGTACCGTTCTCACGAGAAGCATTAACGTTTTGCTCTAAAGAACTGTTGCCCTTTAGCAGGTATTGGTACGCACTAAACGTACCACTCATATCCGTAACTTCATCTGCCGAAACAGTAATGTTGCCCAAATCTCCGTAGTCTACAAAGTAAACTTCTTTGATTCCACCAACACTCTCACGACAAGGAAGAATACGTCCTTTTGTTAAATCACACGCCATATTATAAGTATTAAAAAAGGGCAGACAAGCCTTTGCCTACCTGCCCTCTTGATTAGTTTAAATCAACTATTTTAGTTGTAAAGAACGATTTCGCTTCCGATACCATACTGAACACCTGCAGTAAAGCGCATTACCACACGAACGTTTTGACTTCCGTCAAGGTCAGCCATATCAATTAACTTCACTTCGTTGTGGTCAGCCAACAAACCTGTACCGAAGAACAAGTTTGATTTTTGAGCAGCAGCCATTGTGTTGTCAGCAAGACCCGGAGCAACAAACAACTTCACACCGTCAAACGCAAGGTCTTGACCGTTGAACCAAGTTGTTCCTTCGTTGCGAACACCATTAGCACCCAAACCTGAAGCACCGAATCCACCAAGAGCACGAACATAAGCACGAGCAACGTTAGAAGATACGTACAAGTATAAGTCCTCTTTGCCGTAAACTGCAGTTGGGATAGCATCAACTACTTTACCCATTTCAGTGATAACGTTTGCAGCAGTAACAGTTGTACCTGTTACGTCTACTACGTCACCATCAGCTTCCCATAAAGTTTCAAAGCCGTCAAACTCACCTGCAGTTGCGTTAGTACCTGACCAAATGTTTGTTTCCATTTTTTCTGCAACCTTGGCAGCAACGTGGCCCAAGATGTAATCAGAAAATGCTGGAGGCAAGTTGTCAAATGCAGAGTAACCCATTTGGATTGCTTCCCAATCCGAACGGAAGTCTTTCTTACACAACTCAAGGTTCACTTGGAATTCTTCAGGTTGTAAGATACGCTCCGTTAAAGTAACAGTAGAAGTGTCAGCGAAATCACACGTTGCATCTTTTACGATTGCATCGGTAGCGAGTTTCTTCATTACCTCTTTGTACTTCACGTTTGGTTTTACGGTGATACCACCGCCTTCAATAGTATCTGCAGACAAAAGTGCTGCTGATACGTACTTACCGGCAAATTCGCCAGCGTAAGTTGTAGTGATTGATGTAGTTGTAGCCATCTTTCGTTTTTTATTTAATTTTTATCTTTTTTAATTTAAATATGCTTTTAAGCCTATTTTCTTCCTACTATTT